AGTTGTTTTAGACAGTGGATCTGGTTATGAAAATAAACAAAGATCTTGCGAATCAACTGGAATAAGCACTGCATTGAATATTATTAATATACCAGATCATGATTATAAAAATGGAGAGATTGTAAATTATTCAGTAGATGGCACTTCTATTGATGGTTTATCAACCGATAAACAATATTACGTTTCAGTTGTAAATAAAGATCAATTTAAATTAGCAGCAGTTGGTGTTGGAACAACTGTAAGTTCTTTCTACCTTAATACTGGGCAATTCAATGAATTAAGAAATATTGGAGTAGGAACTCATACTTTTAATTATCCTCCAATATCGGTTGAAGTTATAGGAAGAGTTGGCATATCTTCAATATCTGGAAATACATTTGAAGCCTCTCTGCAACCAATTTTCAGGGGAGAAATTACATCGTTACAATTAACAAATACGGGTGTTGGATATGGTGCCTCTGAAATAATTAATTTTAATAGAGTCCCAGAAATTAATCTTAATACTGGTAGAGATGCGGTTATCACACCAGTTGTTTCAAATGGAAGAATTGTTGATGTAAGTGTTAGTTATGGTGGAACCGATTACAATTCACCACCAGATTTAGTGGTATTAGGAATAGGTTCAGATGCAAAACTTACCCCTATTTTAAATTCATCCGGAAATATTACCTCTGTTAATATTGAAAGTGCTGGAATTGGTTATGGCATCACAAGCACCACAGTAAGAGTTGAAGCGTCAGGAAAGGGTGTGGGATTTGAACCAGAGGTTCAAAAATGGAGAGTCAATAATTTTAGAAAAAATTTAACAAATTTAAATGATGATGATGTATTCATAAGTGAACCTACAAATCGTTTATTTGGACTTCAATGTTCATACACTTACGCACCAAGAAATTTAAGAAGAATATCATACGCTTCTGATGCTGATGGTAATGTTTTATTTGGTAAAAAAGATTTAACTATATTAAACGGAGTTGAAACTAATAGTGATCAACACTCTCCTATTTTAGGTTGGGCATATGATGGCAATCCGATTTATGGGCCATACGGATATTCAAGAAGAGATGGTGGTGATGTTGTTCAAATGAAATCTGGATATGTTGACAGCAGCAGCAGTAGAGATAATCGACCTCCTCTTAGTTCTTTTCCTCCCGAATTTTTTGTAGAGGACTTCGTTTATAGATTATCAAATGATGATTCAGTGCTTGATGAGAACAATGGTAGATTTTGTGTAACTCCAGAATACCCAAAAGGCACATATGCCTATTTTGCTACTTTTGATTCTACTCCTGCATCAGACGGAATTTTTAAAAATTTCAAAAAACCCAAGTTTCCATATCTAATAGGTAACAAATATAATTCTAAACCAAATAAATTTAACTTTAGTAGAGTTTCAAATCAAGAAGATTTTGATATAAACAAATCAAATGCTATTAGAAATACTTATCCATTAGCAGTTAATAAAGACTTTAGTGGATATGATTACTTTACAGAGTCGTACAAATTTACAGATCAAGATTCTAATATTGATTTTGTCACAAAAGGTGGAGTAAACTCAGTTGGTATCACCTCTGGAGGTATTAACTACAAAGTTAATGATAAAGTAGTTTTTGATCCAAACGTAGATCATTCTTTCAAAGCAAGAGCTAAGGTTACAAGAATATCAGGATCGATATCCAGTATCAGTGTATCAAAGGAGTCTGTATCGGGAGTCAAATTTTATAGAGAATTTGGTGATAATTTTGTAGGTATTGCATCAACATCTATTAATTTACAAAACCAAGTAACTGTTAATGTAGGAGGTCTATCATCAACAGTACAAGATTTATCTGACGTATATCAAATAGGAGTTACATCAACTAGACTTCTTCTAACTCAAGGAATTGGCACTGCAGGAGCAACTGGTATAGTTACTTTCTTCCCAGTGAGTGGTAACTTAAACAATATACGAACAAATGACAGATTTAAAGTTGGACTATCAACTGAGATAGTAAAGGTTTTAGATGTTGACGGAGCATCAAATAGATTAAGAGTTTTAAGACCTGTTGAGGCTGTTGGAGTATCGCATACACAATCAACTATACTAGAGGAAATTCCAAGATTATTTACATTTCAAAGCATACTTGCAAGAAGCCCAAGTGATAAAGAATATTTAGATTTCCCAACAAGAGAAGACATAGAGATTTATTTTAATCCTCATGACGCAATTGGAACATCTCATGCAAATCCAGCAAACGAGACTGGAATAGGAAATACAATAACAATTAATAATCCCGGAGCAGGTAATACAACAAGGATAGTTCCAAGAGGATCTATATTTTTACCAAATCACACTTTAGAAACTGGTGATATTGTAAACTACGAATTGAACGGGGTGAATGGTTCAGAGTCTGCTCCTAAAGTAAAGTTCTTTAGCGCAACTCCGACAGTGGACACAACTGTGGGTATTGGAACTTCTCTATTTGTTATCAAAAAAACAGAAGATTTAATTGGATTATCAACTGTAAGGGTTGGAATGGGATCTACTGGTATAAGATTTGGATTGGGATTAACTGGGGTTCAACCCGCTTTTGAGGAAATACAATTTTTGGATGTTGGTATTGGTTCAATTCATAGTTTAAGATTAAAAAATCGTAACATTATATCAGGTAAAATAACAAGAAATGTTGTAAATGTCGTTGGGACAGGCACTCATGGTTTGGCAAATTATGATACTGTTTTAATGGATGTCAATCCGGGTATTAATACAACGATTACTGTAAAATATAATAAAGTTAGACGTAAAGCTGTTTTTAATCCTTTAGATTATGTAGCTTCAGGAATTACAACAAATGTGTCTGATGGTGGTATAAAAAATTCAATTACTATTAATGACCATAAATTAAGCACGGGTGATAAGATAATTCATACGTCAAATAGTCCAATAGGTCTAGAAAATAATAAAGAATATTTTGTATTTGTTGTTGATGAGAATACTTTAAAATTTGCTGAAACAAGTTATCAAATTGTAAAAGATTTTCCTGAATTTGTAGGGATAACATCAACAGGAGATGGTACAATATCACCTATCAATCCATCATTTGAATTTGTCAAAAACTCAAATGCAATATTTGATTTAAGTGATTCCTCATTGTCATATACTATCAGTGCCACATCTTATCCAGCATTCTATTTTGATTTATATAAAGACAATAATTATAATGTTAGATACGAGACAAGTGGTGCCGATGTTACGTTTGATGTCTCAAGAACTGGTATAATAGGGGTTACAGGTGATGCCAAGGTAACATTGAAAGTTAATGAAAATACTCCGAAAAACATCTACTATAGATTATCACCCGTTGATGTTTCTGATAATTTAACAGAAAATAAAGAGATAGTGGTTGATGAGGAAGTAATAAATCATAACAATATAATCATATCAGATAGTACTTATAGTGGAGTGGTTGATATTATATCAACCGGATCAACAACATTTCAATATGACATAGAGACTGAACCAGAGTTAGATTCATATTCTTCATCAACATCAAAACTTAGATACTCTACCATATCAACGAGTGCGTATGGATCTATTGATCAAATAACAATCACCGAACCCGGTGGTGGTTACGAAGTTGTACCCGGAATTACAACGATAACATCTGTTATTGGGAGTGGAGCTGTTATTGAGTCTTTCTCATCAACTATTGGTAAACCAACTAAAATTAGTATAGAAAATATTGGATTTGATTATCCTAGTGATAAAACTTTAAAACCTGAAGCGTTATATCCACAGGTGTTAAGAATAACACCATTAAGTGGATTTAGATCGATTGGTATTTCATCATTTGGAAAAGGGTATAATCAAAATCCAAGTCTAGTTGTATTAGATGGTGTTACAAAAAAACCTATCACTGATGTTGATCTTAGATATAATCCTGAAAAAGAAATTGTAGAAATTTTAGAAAATACAGAATCTTTAAATGATTCAACTCCTACCATATTACCCGTAGGAAACTCTAATGGTATAAGAGCAAATAATATAACATATGACAATTCTACTCAAGAAGTAACTGTCACTATGAAAAATTCTTTCAGTGGCACTTTAAATGCGATTGGTGAATATATTGACCCATTTCCATTTAGTGTTGGTGATAAAGTTCTTGTTGAAAACGTAAGTGTCGGAGTAGGATCGACAGCTTCTGGTTATAACTCTTCAGATTATGACTATGCATTATTTACTTTAACTAAAGTTCATCCAAATTACGGTGGTGTTGGTATTGTCACTTATAGTATGGCTGATTTTTTACAAAAAAATATTGAGTTTCCCGGAGTATTTAACGCAGTAAAATCAGATGCAGCATTAATTCCTGAAAAATATTTCCCTCAATTTAACATAAAATTACAACCAACTGATTTTAGAATTGGTGACGATATTCAAATGATTGATAGTTCTGGCACCATTGTAAAAGGTGCAGTTTCTGGATGGAATAATTCAAGCAAATATCTTACAGTTGAAAGTAACAGAGAATTTGAAGTCGGACAAACAATTGAGCAAACAAAATTTAGAGGTGAAAGAATTAGTGATAGTGAATATACAGCACCAACTGGCGCAAAAGGTATCATAAAAGAAAGAATTAAATTTGAATCAAAATATAATTTAGATCATTTTTGTATATTTGAAAATGGTTGGCAAAGAAGAACTGGATTTTTAAATGATGAAATTCAAAGAGTTCATGATAATGACTACTATCACGCTTTTTCATATTCCGTCAAATCAAGAGTACAATTTGATAAATGGAAAGATATAGTTAATACTCTAAATCACACAGCTGGATTTAAAAAGTTTGCTAATTTTCAAGTTGAGTCTCAACTACCGGTTGAAAGATTTGATGACTTAGTTGTTAGACCCGAAAGCATCGTTACTAAATTGGTAGATTTGATAAGCGTAGAAAATTTACAGTCATTTAATGATTTTGATTTAGTAGCAGAGAATTACGTTGATGGGTTTGAAAGACCATTTTCTGATGAGTTAAATTTTAAATCAAGAATATTAACCGATTTTTCTGAGTCAGTATCTAATAGAGTAGTCACAATTGATGATTTCAGTAATCTCTTTAACAATAATGCAAGATCAACTCCATTTGCAGACGTTTACAGAAATAGATTATCAGATGGTCGCACTCAATTCTTTGTAGCTTATATTCAAGATAGATTATTCACTGGTGAAAGGCAGATTATGATAATCAATACTTTACATGATACTGGTCGTGGATTGACAATGATGAATCAATATGGTTCAGTTGAAACTACTTTGGATCTTGGATCATTTGATTTTGTAATTGATGGTATTGAATCTGTCCTTAGATTTTTCCCACATAAATTCACAATTAATGATTATAACGTAGTATTGTGGTCTTACCAAATAGATACTAATCAATTAGGTGTATCAACTACAAATGTTGCAACAGCGACCACATCTATTCCAGCAGAGCCTTTTGATCCATCAACATCTGAGGGTTTAAATGGATCATTAGTTAGCATTCAATCCACTTGTGTTTCTGTTGCTGGTGGTGCAGCAGGTACGGTATTTACACTTGCTGGTATAGGAACAACAGTTTCTGGACACAGATCAGCTAAACTATTTGTGAGTGTAGAAGGAAGTGATGGAAGTGTTGAGTATGATCAGGTAAGTGTTATACATGATGGAACAAATGTTGGATTCCAAGAGTATGGTCAATTAACAATACACTCTTCGGATGCTTACTCGTCAACAGGTAATATAGGAACATTCTTCCCATTAATGGTTGGAAACGATCTTGTTGTAAGATACACACCAGATGCTGGATTGACAACTGCATTTATAAACGCAACTGCGATCGGTATTGCAACTGAGGGATATATTGGAATCGGATCGTATGATATGGCATACGCTGAGATGTCTGCACAAAGCACAGGTATCTCCTCTTCATCCACACCAGTGGCAGTTGGTATTGCAAGTTATGGAGATGCTTATGATGCTGCTTATTGTATTGTTCAGATTGCTGATAAGTTAAACGGAAGTTATGAATTAATTGAGGTAATGATAATTGATGATTATACAGATGATGATAATGTTTATCTCACTGAATTTGGAAATGTTAAGGTAGGAACAGCATTTGCTGGACTTGGAACTATAAGTGGTAGAAGAACATCAGATAATGTTACTGAAATAACTTTTGTGCCAAACGCAGGTATCGGAGTCTCTATCACAACATTCCTTAATTCTCTAAGAGTTGAAGAAAATTCAGAGTTATTACCATCAGGTGCAACAAGGGGTGTTGGTGGTGAAGCTTTGAAAGATTTAAATAATGCTTCATTAGAAAGTGCATTTGCAAATTATGAGGGCACACAGTCAGCAATAAAAACAAAATTTGCTTTAGAGCATGATGGAGACCCAATATTTAAAAAACCATATGATGGATCAACATCTGAGGTTGTAAATGTAACTGCAAATACAATTACACTTCCAAATCATTTCTTCGTATCTGGTGAAGAGGTATCATATGCACATACAGATAGAAGAACTGGCGTATCATCTGCTATCGGAATAGCATCAACATCATTCCCTGCACTAGGAATAACAACTACATTATTACCATCCTCTCTCTTTATAATCAAGAAAGGTGAAGATAAAGTTCAATTAGCAAGAAGTGCTCAAGATGCACTAAAAGAGGTGGCTGTTCCATTAGATTTAACACATGTTGGTATTGGAACATCACATACATTCACATCTAAGAATGCAAATACAAGAGTATTAGTTGCAATTGATAATTATCTACAATCACCAATCGCTGGAACATCTGTAACAAC